CAAACGGCAATGGCGCTCCAAGGCCAAATTCAAGGACAGCTTGGTACGCTCGCGACAGCAGGTGCGTTGGCACAAGGTGCACAAGCAGGTAGCTACGCCTTAACTCAAACTGCTCTCACCAATAATCCTTACGCAGCAGCAACGCTGCAGGCGCCCCAGATGAGGTTTGGTTGATCATGGCTAGTTCCTTCGCACTCGGTGGCTCTTTCGGTAGTATCCCCTCTTATGGGGGCTATGGTGGTTCGCTTAACATGCAAGGGTTGGCGGATCAAATCAACCAAGGAAGCCTTGCAGGCCGTTATGGTCCAAATCAACAAGATTACCAAACATATAAAGATGTATATGGTAATGATGCCAGCCTGATGTACATGATTGATCGCATGGACAAAAGGACCGCAGAACAAAACGATCCAAAACGATTACAAGAACGTTTTGACGTTTTACTTCCTTTCTATCAAAAAATTGGTGAACAGAGCCAAAAATTTGGCATGCAGTCTAACCTGCTGGGCGCAGGTTTAAGTGCTATAAAATCAATTCCAGAAACCATCAACGCATTTAGGGCGATACCTTTGCAAGGTTTGTATCAACAAACTCAAGCCACGCCCAACATTTTTGCTGCCTATGGATCCGGTCGCCCTGGATTCAGTGGAATCCGTGATCGCTTAGGAGCTGCTTAATTATGTTTTCTGTTGCCCCCGCTGGTTTTGGTGCTAGCACATTAGCTGGCTTATCTGGAACAGGAGCCCTTGCTGGTGGCGGTGGAGCTGCTGCCGCAGGTTTAGGCGCAGCTCTTGGTCCCATTGGCTGGGCTGGCTTAGGTCTCCAAGCCGTTGGTACAATAGGTTCTTTACTCGGTGGTGGAGCCGCTGCTGCGGAAGCCGAGAAAAAGATGAATGAGCAACGCGAATATGCCTTTGGCACAAGTTTAGCTGCTCAAGAATTTCCGCGTTATTTTGATTTTCGGGACATGAAGAGGGAGCTTTCATTGGCTAATTCTCCCGCTTTTCGTAGTGCCGAAAGTTTCGCTGGTCGCCAAAAAGCGTTTAAAGATTTTGCTGGTAAATACGGTCCAGCGATGGCTCGTTTATCTTCTGGTTCCTTCTACGGTAACTAACAATGGCAGACTATCAAGACGAAAAAATAATTAGCGACGTACTTGAGCGTTACGGCAGCTCACGTATGAAGCACTTTGTCAAAAGTGCCAGGCGTGCTGTTCAGTTAGGGCAAGAAACAGGTGAATCTGCTGCAGAAAACCTACGTGCATTGGCTGACGTACGTGGATGGAAGAGCGGAAAAGTTGAACGAGCCGCAAGAAGACTGGCAAGTATTCCAACCAAAGAAATTGATCCAACTCGATACGACTATCTGACACCAACAATTGAATCGACCTACAAAAATATCTTTGGTCGTTCTGCAACGCCTTACGAAATTGGTCAAGCTACAAAACTTGCCGGTGCTTATCGCGTTAACCCAAGTGACCCTGGTGCTTTCAGTGCATTGTTATCTGATATCGCATTAGCTTCCCCTGAAGGACAGAGCAAGTACAAAACAGAAGCCGATATTCAGTGGGAGCAAATGTACGGCAACATGCCACGAGACGCTGAAGGTAATCTCCGCCGTGGCTTGATGGCGTATAACCCAGAAATAGTGTCGTCTTTAATTGGGACGATGTTAGGATAAATCAAAAGGACAACCATCTATACAAATACCTGCAATGAGCTGGCAAAATTTCCTAAGGGACATTAATAAAGAAAAGGGCGGTGTCGGCCTCAATGCCATCCAACAAGCCCAGGGCATGGGTGCCAGCAAAGCAGATATTAATGCTTTCCTGAAGAAAAAAGGTTTTAGCGTTGGTTCTGCCGCACAGGACTCTGGTTTTGGTAAGACGACAAAAGCAAAAGAAACGACAACAACAAAAACAACAAATGCGGCTAGCTCCGATTGGGAGAAATTTCTAAAACAAATCAATAAAGAAAAAGGCGGTGTTGGCTTGAGTGCCCTTGAAACAGCAGGGGGTATGGGCGCAAGTAAATCTGCTTTAAACAAGTTTCTTGAAACGCAAGGATACAGTGTAGGCGAAGCTGCACAACAAGCTGGTTACGGGAAAAAAACTACGCCAGCGACTACGACAACTTCCACTTCTTCATGGGAAGACTTTTTAAAAGGCATTAATACACAAAAAGGTGGCGTTGGTTTATCTGCTATCCAACAAGCCCAGGGCATGGGTGCCAGCCAAGACGCAATCAATAAATTCCTTGGCGTCCAAGGCTATACCGTAGGTGACGAAGCACGTAAAGCTGGTTTTGGAGCACCTTTAACAGATGGGGGTGGCACAACAACCGGAGGCGGCACAACAACCGGCACACAATATGCTACCGACCTAGACAGGTATCTTGCAGGTTTAGGCACACAAACTCGGTCGGCCGCAGAGCTTGAAAAGTTGCGTCAAGCAGGAGAAACTGAGCGCGTAAAGTATGAAGTTGACAGCCGTGTTCCCGTCGTTCAGGCAGAAGCTAAAGGTAAGCTTGACTTACAGAAAATTGTGAACTCGGGTTATTCAAACATTGCTAGAATTGAACGTGGATCAGATATGTTCCGTAGCATCATGGGCGCATTTAACTTTTGAGTTACTTGCCCTAAAATAAATCTAAACGCAGTTAAACAATGGCTTATTCGTTCGAGCAGCCTACTCGTGCCGCTGGTAAAACCAAAACCGAGTACATGGCTGAGGGCATGTCTGAGCAGGAAGCTCAGGACTTGGTTGATTCCCAGATGACCCGCAAGTATGGCGGTGGCATGTCCGATGCTGAGCTTCAGGATTTCGAAGCACTCATCGGTCGTCTCGAAAGCTCCAAGATGCGTCAGGCTGGTCAAGCCAATCGCGCACGTCAACGTGATGTGTTTGCTGGTGGCCTTGCCAGCATGATGGGCAACTTCTGATATGCAGGAGTCTTCTTCCGAGGCTTCTGCGGATTTAGGACGTTATCGTCAAGCGGCTGATGTTGCGTACAAATACGCCAAAAGCCGCTTGAATACAAAAGAGAAGCCAGGTGCCCTGGACAAAGAAGAAACAGATGTTAAAGAAAACATCAAGCAAATAGAAAGACAATGACAGAAGACGATTTCTATTGGGAGAATCCGGAGAACCCGGATCCGTATGATCTTCTGTTCGATGAAGATAAGGCACGTAAAGCCGCCGCAGCTGTTAAGATTTTCCAAGATGTTTCCGTTGGTTCCTCAAAAGAAAAGATGAGGACCGCTGGAGAGCAGGAACGCGCAACCATTGGAGAGAGCGGTGAACAGCAAAGAAAGTCTGCGGAACAAGCCCAGCGTTTCTCGGAAAGCGACGAAGCCCGAGATTACGCTCAGTCCCAAAGAGCGTATCGATATTGAGGTATTCGACCAGTGGGTCGATAACCTAGATGCACCGACTGAGCAGGCATTCAGAGCTTTCTGCGCTGAAAATTATTCCGTTATCGAGTGTTATCTATACGCTCGCTTTTTGCGTTACAGCGGTTGCATCACCGGCTGTGACCTTTGGTTACAACAGAACTATCCCAAGCCTGATCACCGCAAAGTTCTGTTGCGTGAAATCGAAGAGATGCAGGAAGATATCCGGAAACTCAGGGTTGATGTTGATGAAGGTATTGTGAAACGCGATGCGGGTGTTGCGCGTATTGCTGGTATGCAAAAAGAATTACGCGGAACAATTGCACAGGTTGAACAATTCACTGGAAACAAAGATCGCAAGGGTTTACTGATGGCAGGAGCAGATCGCGCCATTCGTGAACTTCTTACCATCTTCAAAGATGATCCCATTGAAGTCCCCCTGGAAGAAGCATCAATGAGCGTTTGGTCTCACATGCAAATGGAAGAATAGATAACTTAAACTGAATATATGCAAAAACCACCACCGCAACCACCGCAATACGGTGAAAATATTGCAGGTCGTCTTTTTGATGTTGTGCGCCAACTTCAAAAGAATCGAGAGATGGCCGCTGGCGTGCGTCGCCCCACACCCTTGGCACAAAATGTCCCCCGTGGCCAAGAAGTCATGAATGCTTTAATGCAAAATAAAGAAAATGGCAAAAAATAAAATGCCGCCACAACTCCTGGCACACTTCAAAAAGAAAGAAGCCAAGAACGAAGATGGCAGCGATATGAATGATAAAGAAAAAAGGAAAGCAGCCTTAGATAAAGCACGCAAGTACAAAGAACAGAAACAGAACAAAGCAGACAAAGAATAGGGTAGTATTCAGTAATACACTGAATAAACGTAATCGTGCCTGCGTATCAACATCTTGCATATCGCCGCAATGCTCAGGCTGCTGCTCGCAGGCAACAGATTCGTCCTCAGAAAGATATTGAGTCCCTAAAGAGGGCCAGGGAAGATTTTGGTTTCTTTTGTGAATACGTTGCAGATAAACCTCCGGCTGCACATCACAAAGAATGGCACCGTCACTTCGTAACAGAACAAGACAGCAGCTGCCTTCTAAAGATTGCCGGACCCAACATTGACCTACTTGCACCACGGGGTTCTGCCAAGTCCACAATCTTGGGTTTGTTTACTGCATGGGCGATTGGTGTCCACACACAAGCCAAGAAACCACTACAGATTCTTTATCTCTCTTACACGGTTGATATTGCGCGTTCCAAATCGGCAACCATCAAACGTATCATTGAAAGCAAACGATACCAAGAAGTTTTCCCCACCGTACGTCTTTTAAAGAACGTCACCAGTAATGAGTACTGGTCCATTGACCACAAGTTTGCGGGCATTGATACCACAGGTGAAGAACAATTTACGCTTTGCGCCGCAGGTCTCAAGGGCTCTGTGACATCTAAGCGTTCTCATCTGGTCATCATCGATGACGCCATCAAATCAGCAGCGGACATCTCAAACCCTGACATCCGCAAACAGATGCAGGACAACTGGAATGCGGTGATTGCACCAACTATGTTTGAAGGTGGACGAGCGATCTGTCTTGGAACGCGCTTCCGCCATGACGACATCCATTCCACAACTTTTAATCCACAAAACAACTGGATGCAAATTGTGCTTTCTGCAATCTTGAATGATCCCAAGACAGGGGATGAGGTGTCTTACTGGCCAGAGATGTGGTCGTTGGATTACTTGAAGGAAAAGAAACGGCAAGCACCCATTGCTTTTTCGTTCCAGTACATGAATCAGGTCGTACGCCAAAACGAATTATCGCTGGCGCCTGAACTGATTGTAAAAGCTGAGATCGCAACAGAATTTGATACGTTGGCTGTTGGGGTTGATCTATCTGCTGGCACTAAAGAGAAAAACGATTACACGGTGATGGTCTTGGGTGGTCGCATTGATGATCGTATTCATGTCATCGATTACCGCCGGTTGCGTGTTATGGGCAACTTGGAGAAACTTGATGCGTTGAAGGAATTGTTGAACGACTGGTCAATCCTCGGAAAAGATGAGAGTGGTAATTACTTCCCCACCTATTCCACCTGTGACATTTACTCGGAGGCAGTGCAGTACCAAGCATCGCTAGAAGCCGACTTTAAACGCGTTTGCCTAAACAATGAAAACTTATACAACTTGAACTGGCATCCTGTCAAAGGATTCCGAGCGGACAAGCTGGCACGTTTCCGTGGTTGCATGGGTCTTTTTGAAGACCGCAAGATTATCTTTAATCGTTACCGCAACTTCACAGCAATGTTTGAAGAGCTGACTAACTTTGGTGTTAGCAGTCATGACGACTGTGTTGATGCTTTGGTCTGGATGATTAACGGATTAATGCGAAAAGGAAAGTTACAACTTGATTACTAGATTCTAGAATTAGAAAAAAAGCGCGTTTGGTCGTGGGGCCTGAATACATTGCTATTGGCTTGACGGCCATTGTTTCAGCTGTAACTGGTGGTAGCTGGGTCGCGGGTAAAATCCTGGGACGACAAAACGACCAAATCCAGCAAGCTTTCAATTACATTGGTTCGCAGAAGCGAAGGATTGACATTTTGGAAGACGATCTTAAGCGAATGCCCCTTGAGTATGTCCTCAAGGTCGATTTCTTGAGAGAAATACAACAGATGCATGACAACTTTAATCAAATCAACGCAAAACTTGATAAGCTAGTTGAGAAATTGCTCGAAGCAAAATGAGTTACATCCTTGAGGTCCAGGAGGACGAGAACGGAGATTGTTACATTCTTCTTCCCGATGATGTGATAGAAGAGCTGGGATGGGAAGAAGGAGACGTTCTCAACTGGGATGTACGTGGTGACGGCATTGCCCTTAGCAAGGTAAACGATGCTGCCGGTTATGAAGTATTAGAAGAGTAGAATAAACGGATTGACGGATGTAAAAATGCAGAGTATTAAAGGGGGTATTCCAGTAGGGGGAAATTTAGGATATTTTGCAGCTGGTAATCCGCTTACAAACCCAGCGTTTAAAATCCCTGGTGGTGAAAGTCCTTATAAGCAGCCTGTTCTACCAAAAGAAGAATCTCCGGAAGAAAATATTCCTTTCTTTTTTCCAGGGCAACAACAATTGCCTAGCGCAGGAGTCGGTAATGTTGGAGGATTGGTGGCACAATTGAAACCTTCCAATCAAGTTTATGATATTTTTATGCGTGCTCCAGGGAGCATGGCGGATCATCCAGCTTTGGAACGGCAACGCATGGATACTGTTCGTAGGATCTACGATCCGAGTAACTACACACAAAACAGTAAACAAAATCCTTTACGAGATTATCGCTGGCCTGCGGGTGTACCAGAGAGGATGGGACCAGGACTAGGACCCTATTTTGGTAATAAACAAGGACCTGGTTTGTATGGCGAAATGGGTACAGGTGCAATCTAAAATCCGTAAAACTGCTAGTATTTAATTAACGTACAAGGTGAATAATGGCTGACGCAAAGGCCCGGCTCCAAGAAATCATCAATGCTTACCTGGATAAGGACAGTGACATTGTTGTAGACACGGGCATTGTCGCGTCTCACGTTGCACAGATGAAACTCTTTGGCATTCGCCAAGGTGTTGAATTTTTCCCCTCCCAAGACAACTTCGGTGCACAACGCAAAGATTTTCTCGACAGGGTACTGAAGTACAACAAGATGGATACCCGGTTGGATTCCATCTGGGAATACTTCTTGTGTGACGGTAAAGGACTTTTTTATATTCGTCCCACCAAGCAAAGTTATCGTCTTTACTATTTCCGCGAACACGAATATCGTGCTTACTACAACGTAGACGGTGAGCTGGATGAGGTGGTAATCATCTACAGCTATAAAGTCCGCAGAGGCAATGGCTTTGGTGACCAGCTAAACACAACGAACTTGACAGGTTCAACCAGTACTTATAGCCCTGGTGCAAAACGTTATATCCGTTTATCGATCAAAGCAAAAGAAATTGAAGAGACGCATTCCGACTCTGAATTGAATTTTGACATGCCAACGTATGCCTTGACGGGCAATACAAAGCAGTTAAAAAACAGTCTTGGTTTTATTCCCTGTGTTGAGATCATCAACAACACCCAAGGTTTTTCAAACGAAGGCTGCGGTGAGTTTGATGGTTTAGCCAATCACATCTGTACGCATGACGAATTGATGCGGACGATGCGGAAGAACATTACATTCTTCGGTAACCCGACGCTTCTTTCGTCCCGTCCAAAGACCGACTTGATGGAAGCCGGTGGTGACATGGCGGTTCAGCGTCCGTCAATCGCAGCCAACTCTGGTTTTACCAGCCCTGCCGCCTTGAGTCGTTCAACGTTCAAGGCTGATCCAGTTAGTCGTGGTATCGACGGTCAGATCCGTGTACCAAGAGTCATTGCAAACCTGGAACCAAACGACCGTGTTGGTTATATTGTCCCAGATGCAATCACTGGTGACCAAAACGCATTTGCACGTCAATACCGTGAAGAAATTCGTACGGCACTAGGTGGTGTTGACGAACTATCTATTTCTGCAGGCGTTACTGCAACTGAGTACAAATCTTTGTTTGGACGTGTTGCTGCCACATCTAAAAAGAAAGCAAATGCAATTTATACACATGGCATTTGTCGTTGCCTTGAGTTAATCATTTACCAAGAAGAACAGCTGTTCAAGACAACTCTTGCAATGGCTGCAGGTCTTGAAAAACCTGTGGATCTCGACGCCAGTGCCACCCCTGAAGATGAGGCGGCATATGAAGAGGCAATGCAGCAATACAATGATCAACTCAAAAATCTTATGATGGCTTGTGTGGAGACACAACAAATTCCGCCCAAAGTCATTGGCTTAATTCCAGACGGAGATCTCACTGTTTTATGGCGTTGGATGGGTCCTGTTTATGAGGACTCAACTCAAGACATCCTCAACAACTCCATCGTGGTGCGAAACCTCCAGGAGTTAGGTGTTGATAGCATTGAAGCACTGAAATACCTCTTTCCGTCTAAGACGGACGAGGAAAGGGCCGAGATGTTATCTGGGTTCCCATTCAGGATGGTGAACGAATTACAGGGTGCATACTCTCAATTCGCTCGCTTAGTGGGGGGAATGATGCAGACTCCTCACCCGCAAGCACCGGATCTTCCGATGGCTGCGGATCCAAGATTGGACTTAACTCCATATCTGTATCGAACATTAGAAGCTCTACAAAAGGAGATGAGTTATGCAGGACGCTACCGTCCAATCGATCCCACAGACGAGCCAAGCACCAGTGGCGGTGGCTCCCAGCAGCTACGTGGTACCGGCCCAAGCTCCGGCACCTCAGGCTCCAGTGGCGTATCAAGTGGGTACCAGCTACCCCCAGGCGATTCCGCAGGCGGCCCCCAGCTACCAATCAGCCCCTACTCAGTACGCCCCCCAATCCCAACCGGAAGCAGCGAGCAATCCCTGGGAATCGGCGTTCAACAAGGTGGTGAACCTGCTGAGCAGTCCAGTTCAATCCCCGTTCCAGGGTCAGTCCTCACCGACGACGCAGTACGCACCAGCCAATTACGGCCAGCAGTACAGCAGCCCAGCTACGCAACAATCGGCTCCGCAGACCTGGTCACCCAACCAGACCTCCTCGCCCAGCTCTTCCCAAACCTACTCAGTTCAATCCTTGGCGGACGTGGCGGATCTGCTCCAGTGGAGTCCGGAAACACGTCACGTCGTCGAAGCGTACGGAACCGAAGCACCCGCAATTCTAAATAATTACGCCCTTCAGCTCGAAGGGATGCTGGATAGTGCTGTTGCCTGGGGTCAGGAAGCACAATCTGTTTTGCATCGTTATGCCGAATTCTCGGTTAACGAGCATCAAGAGAATCTGGCTTACAACGAAATTCTGACCAATCCTGATGTGCTCAGCGATTACACGCTGAAGTTCTTTGGTCCAGAAGGTCCGTACCCTGTGTACGAAGATGAGGCTCAACTGGAAACCCGTGGTTATCCCACCACACCAATCCAGCAAGCCCTGGGTCAATTCCCTGCACCTCCTGCTGCAGATGCACCTCAACAGCCTGAAAACTTCTGGGGTTCCTTCAAGCAACAAATGGATGTAGATCCCAGCAATGCTTGGCGTCTCCTGAACCAGGCTCAGCCTCAAGTTGTTGCAAACAAACTGTTTGTGATGGAGTGATGCCATGCGTGGCGCTCTTAAATACGGTGTACCCATTGCCGCTGGTTTAGCCACGGGTGGGTACGCCCTTTCCCAAGGTGAAGATCCAGGCTCTGCCGCACTTGCTGCAGGTGCTGGTGCCCTTGGTGGCGCTGCAGGTTTATTGGGAGCACGTGCCCTTGCCGGTAAATACGGACCTGCTTTAGCAAATAAAGCCAGGAACGTTGTGACTCCTGAGATTGCAGACAAGCTTGGCATGAATGTAATCCAAGGTCCTATTGATGCATCTGTGCAACGCAAAGGCCCCACTCGTGCCTATGGCAAAGCAATGGCCGCAGGACTCGTTCCCGCTGCTGCACTTACCGCTGGTCTTGGTGGTGTAGCACTTGGCGCAATCCCTGGTTCTATTGGTGTACCTGGTTTCCAACAAGGAGGAGCAATCGATCCAGAATTTGGTGGGTCCAGTAATACACCAAGTGCGCAATACGGCGTAACGCCGAACGCAACAACCTTGCGTTATGGGTAATTATTAAATAAATTACCAACTGCTAAAATTTGTGATAGATAAGACATATTCATGTCTGAATCTTTCACCCGATAAAAACACTTCCTGCGACACTGGAGGATAAAACAAAGTGTTCATTGATAACGACTTTCCAAAGATTCTTGGTGCGGAACTTTACCGTCCCCACCCTGCTTACATTGCTGAGATGGCAGTGGAGCCCGTGGTTGTCCACGACTTCACCCGTCAGCCTGGTCAGACCGTTCAGTTAGATCGCTACAAGTTCTGGGGTACCCCTGGTACGAAGGACAGCCGTGAGCGTATTGCCGATCAAACCATCGGTACCGCCAACAGCCGCAACATCACCAAAGAGAAGGTGCTTGTTGTGCTGAAAGAGTACACCGGCCCTGCAGATCCGGGTGATCCGACCCAGCCTTCGACCTTCAAGATTGCACGTGAGACCCTGATCACTGCCCAGCGCCTTCTGCTGGATAGTGGCAACCTCAACATGTTCCACCAGTCGATCGGCAGCTTGACTCTGCTCGACGACTATCGCCGTTGGCGTGATCGCGTGTTCATTGATGAACTCGCCAAAGCTGAAGCCAATGGTGCCGCTTCTACCACCCAAGGTGGTTACTACTTCCCTGGTGGTAAGACCAAAGATTCCTCCGGTCGTGTTTCCTACAGCACGCAGGAGTATGGCAATGAAGTGCAGCAGTTCCAGGTTCGTACCGACCTGCTGACCATTGTTAAGGATCTCCGCAAGCGCAACGTTCCGACCTTCGCTGATGGTCTGTATCGTTGCATCTGCGATCCCACCTTCATGATGCACCTGCGTCGTGATCCCGACTTCCGTGAGATCGCTCGTTACGCTGGTAACCCTGGCCAAGGCATGTACATGGGCAACCCCATGATGCCTAACAACGCCAGCTTCTACATGGGTCCCCAGGCTGGCCAAGGCTACTTCCTGGCTGGCGAACCCGTGATGCCTACTGGCGTCCAGTTTGAAGGCGTTAAGTTCTTCGAGTCGACTAACTTCCCGACCAAGAACGTTACCGCTTCTTTCGACGGTGGCTCTGCTTATGCTTCCAAGGAAGTGGCCCAAGGTTACTTCTTTGGTCCTCAGTCGATTGGTGTTGGTATCGGCGGCCCGAACGCTCAGGTGCTGATCAACAACAACGACGATTTCAGCCGCTTCATCATTCTGATTTGGCAACTGTACGCTGGCTTCGAAATCCTGAACAAGGACTTCGTTACCACTGCTTACAGCTTCGTTCAGGACGACGGCACCGTCTGATAACTAACAAATAAACCCAACACAGGAAACGATAAATGTCCTATTTGTCCGCTAAAAAAATCTTCCCAGGTAACTGGGCAGAGCCTCTGAACGGTTGGTACAAGAACATTGATACCAACGATGATGGTGTTAATAATGGTTCCAAGGGTGGCCCCACTTCCGTGCTGGCTATTCCTGGTTACCGTTATTTCCAACAGCGCGGTTACGTTGCTGTTACCGCTACTTCCGGTAGTGCTGTTGCTTCCGGCAGCGTGATTGTTCCTTCGCCTTACCGCCAGGACGACACTCGCCCCGACATCACCGGCATGGTGATCTCTGGTAACAGCACCACGCCTGCTTATGTGTATCGCGCCACTGTTTCCGTTGCCTCTGGTTGGGGTGATGGTCGTGTTGCCTCTGGTATCTACGCTGCTACCGGCAACGTGATCACCTTCGGTCCTGGCCTGACTTCTACCGGCACCGCTGGTGAAGCTGTGGCACAAGCCAACCTGACCTCCACCACCTCTGGTTCTCAGCCTGGTGAAATCTTCTTCACCGCTGGTACCGCTGCCTATAGCGCTCAGCCTTTCCTGACCGCTACCGGTGCTGCTGGCGTGGGTGTTGCGAACGTGTACAAGAGCATCACGAGTGCCACCACCTATACTGTGCAGGCTCGTGAATCGCAAACCGCTACCTCCACTTCTGGTGGTTGGTACATTTCCAGTGGTGATGCCTCTGGTGGCCGTACCGGTTACTTCGTGGTTGAGGTGTGCTACCTCCAGCCTGATGAAGCCGCTGGCTACGAAGACATCGATGGCTACCTGCTTGGTCGCACTGTTAGCTGATTAAGTTAAACTAAGACCAGTCATGTACTGGTCTTATGTCAACGACTGCGGCAATGCTTTATCAGCACAAAAAAACAGGCGCAAGAGTAAAGATTGTAAGCGAATGGGATAACGGCGATTGGTTCATGGTCGAAGATCAGGACGGTCGCCTTTATACCGCTTACAAAACTGAACTCACGCCCGATGAAGCGGCAACAAAAACTGTTAAGACGCTTCAGGTAAAAGATAAAGCAGCGCAAGAGGAACCGCGCACTTTCCCCCCGGACAACCGTTTAAATATCAATTCAGCTACCGCCCAAATGATCGCTGATCATATTAAGGGTATTGGATTGAAAACAGCCCGAGAGATTAAAGATCTTCAGATGTCCTTATCGGGTGAAAGGTTCAACAATCTCGAACAGTTAAAGCAAATTAAAAGGGTTGATTGGGACGCAGTTCTGGCAGCTGATTTAATCAGAGTTTGATTAGGCATCAATTTAATCACCCCTGGGAAACCAGGGGTTTTTGTTTTAAAATGTAGATATGGCAAACATAACAAGAGTAGGACAACTTGGTTCCACGGGCATTTCTTCCGGCCCGCATCTACATGCCATTGTCAAAAATCTTGAAACAGGCGAATATGAAGATCCTGGCATTCATCGCAGCAAATTTTTAAATGTACGAATAGGGCCAAATCGCGTTCCCAAATATATTGACGATGGCAAAGGCGGGTTGATGTTAAACCCCGCAGCAGGTCTCGTAATGACTTCTGGTTGGGGTCCACGAGATACGGGAATTGCAGGGGCAAGCAAATATCACAGGGGAAGAGATTATGCAGGTAAAGAAGGAACAGAGATTTTTGTAGAGGGTGACGTTAAATTTACACCACGTCCCAATGCGGGAGGCTATGGCAACTTAGCCACCTGGACCACGCCAGACCAAAAATATGAGCTTGGCTATGGCCACATGAAAACATTGGGTGAAGCATCTGATCTAACGGGTGGAAAAGTTGCGGACCCATCAGGCGCTGGAAGTGATCCCAAGGAGTTTTTATTGGGTTACCTTATGGGTACTGGCTTTACAGGTCAGTCAAAAGAAAGCGAAGGAACTAAGATGAAACGGGCATTGGTACAGCAGTTACTGCAACCACAGGAAGACAATACGTTCTCTCAACTTCTTGCAATGCTTCCCAATCCATATGTTGGTTAATTCACTGCATTTATAATTAAAAACATACGGAAATAAGCTGTGCAGCTCAGCGATTTTGACAAAAGTAGAGTCCGGTATCATCTGGGCTACTTCACGGTTTCCGTGCCAGCGGGTGACTACGCTCGTCTGGAAGAAGCCATGAATACCGTTCCGGATTCATATTTCTATGACAAAATCGTGATTCAGATTGGTCGTTGTGATACGGCTGAGAAGAAGACAGAGGTTGCAACATCGCCTTCCACCAGGCTTGAAAATATTGCTGGTGACGTGGATCGTACGATTCGCTCCAGCAATGCCAAAGAAGCCCTCAAGGTTTGGGACGAGATTTATCTCTACGAAACCAACCGTTTAGCTGGCATCCTTTACGTTCCTAACTACAAGGATCCATTCCAGGCTCGTTACCGTTACGAACGCTCTGGTGCTGAATTTATCCAGGCATTACCTGGACCCGCCGACACTGCTGTTGGTTCTCGTATTTATTTACACACTGTCTGGAGGTAATTATGGCAATTCCCGGCGGAATGATGGATCGTGTTATTCAGGCACGCAAACAACAACCTGGATATAACCCAAATATTCTTGGTCCTCTTGGCCAGCTCATGACTGGCGTAGGGAATCTAATACAAGGCAAGCCTTACGGCACCAGCTTTACTGGGATTGGTAACATCCCGCCCAGTGCCAGAGGCGAATCATATCGTCGTGCCGAATTACGCTTGGCAGATGCAGCTCGCTCAGGTGGTGGCGGAGGCGGTGGCGGAAATGCGGGCTACTCAGTGGCGCCTTCTCCATTTTCTTCTCCTGCGGAACGTGCTTATCAACAAGAGAAATCTCGTGTAGCTCAGTTAACCGCACAAGATCCAGAGCTTCAGCGTTATGAAGCAGCACGCAAAATCGCCGCTGGTCCTGGCGCAACTCCAGAGCAAGTGCAGTCAGCAGAAGACATTGGCATGCAAATTTGGGCCAAGGCAAATCCAAAGCTTGCGGCTAAGGTCAAGCCCGGTCAATCCGGATATGAAGCCATCCAAGGAACACTTGCTGGTAACATGGCTCGTTCTGGTCAAGGCTTCAGCTTACCTGAGCAACTTGTGCCAACTCCCCAAGGATTCCCAACACAAGTACCCTCTTTGCCAACAGGTGCAGGATACGGAACAGGTTTTGGAATTGAACAGAACCTTGCCCCAGGAGCACAGACGCCTCCTCCTTATTCCACCATCAAACCTGGCTCCGAACTTTCAGGTTTAGGCGCGGCTCCTCTTGGTACTGCGCCCACATCTGCTTTCGGCCAACCCGATGTGATGAGCCCAGAGCAATTTGAGAAACTGCTCAAACTTGTCAAACAGTGACATCTTTGGCATTGCTTCGCATGTAAGCCCAACCAACTGGACACGAATCTTTGATTCACGGGGGCCAGTGTTGTTGCTTTAAACCCATGATCCTTTGTCCCAATTTTGTTAAACGCTTGACGACCAAACTCAGTCTTGTTGCTGCTTTACAAGCTGTATTTATCCCTGGTCTACGCGCTGAATCAAATTGGGTAGGAGAATAGGAATATCATGACAGAACGCGAATTACTTGAAAGCTACCTCCAAAAACCGTTCCTGCAAAAGGCGTTAAAGACGATTCGTTTTGCAGAAGGAACCGAGCGTGGTGGCCCAGATTCTTATCGCGTTATGTTTGGTGGGGGCCTTGCACCTAATTTGCAACGTCACCCAGATAAAGTCATTCGTGGTAGTGCCGCCGCTGGTGCCTATCAGTTCCTCCCAGGAACATGGCAAGCACACGCCAAAGCACTAAACCTGTCTGATTTTGGTCCGCAAAACCAAGATCTTGCAGCTGCTCGTGGTATCCGCAATCGGTTAATGCCTCTTGGCGGCCTTGCTATCTTGGAAAAGGAAGGCCTAAGTCCTCGTGTATCTGCTGCTTTAGCACCTGAGTGGGCTTCATTCCCCACTGAAAGTGGCCGCAGTTATTACGGACAACCTGTTAAAAAACTTTCTGAACTTCAAAAAGTTTTTGGCCAGGATGTCACACCGCCTTCTCCTGATCAAGCCAAAACTGGCAAGGGAGATGAAGTGTCTTCTTCCGGTTTCCTTGAAGGATTTATCGCAGCAATGTCTGGCGGTAAACCCAAAGAGTTAACTGTTCAAGACCTAATCAAGCAAGAGTTAATGGCACAGTTATTAACACCCAAAGCGCCGTCATTACCGCTTGACATCTTGCCTGGTATTAACCTCTACGGTTAAATCACGTTAGAATTAACGAATCAGTAAAAGCGCAGTAGAACATTGTCCTCAACCGCAACCAACAAGCAGCCTCTGCTTATTGATCGTCCATTGTTTGATTCTGTCCGAGTGACAACTCAGACAGTTGGCAGCTCTACTGCGAATACACTTTTTGTGCAGGGTGGCCAGGCTCCATCGATCCTGGTGGATATGGACGCTACCTTGCAGGAAGATAACAATAATGGCGGCGTTGTTGATTCAATCACGATCACACGTAACGATTTTTACCGTGCCGCAGATTACACCGTCAATGCGTCGACTTCTGGCACTGTTATATCTCTTATCAGTGGTCAGGTTGTGTTTGTTGCTTCCACTGGGGTCTTAACCAATGCGGCAGCAAGTGGTTACGGCTACTACACTTACACGGGTGGTACGACGCTGACCGGCATCAATACCTCGCTTGTGTACTCCGGTGGTACATCGAGCGGCTTCTTGTTTAACGGTGTTGCTTACGGTTATCAACCTGCAGTCACTTTCGTGTTTTACCACACGCGTGGCACCACAACGCCTATCCCTGCTTCTGGCGATTACAAGGTTCTGTTCGCCAAAACACTACCAGCCAACAGTGGCACAGTCGATTGTTCGGACTTGATGCCACAACTGGCCGCACCTGTTGCACAAGCAGGTAACACCAATGGCCTGGGTTCTACAGCACCCCTACGAAACAAAGGCATCCACCTGGAGCGAGGTGATCGTATTTACGTTGGCGTATTCCCAGACGGTCCCAATGTCTCTGGCTATACCCCAGGGGCACACATTTCTGCGCAAGGCGGCTTCTTCTAATTATGGCCAGAAAGAGTGGCAACTCTTTTGGTAATTTCAGTAACAGTGCCACATTTGATCCAAGGCCTGTAAAACCGTTTACGACTGAGTTTTCACAGGGATCAATTCAAGGTTCTCTGTACGCCTTGAACAGGGAATCAGCCTGGACACGATGGAGGAGAGGTTACGAATTAGCTACGGCTTCTTCTCACGTCAATAATTATTCCTATCGGTTTAAATATACTGTTCCCTTTGCGGAGGGCATACTCCCCCCTGGAACTGAATACCCAGATATCAAAGGATTCTTTCAGGGATTTCCAACTGCCAGTCGTGAGTTCCACGTGCACTGGTCTGGGAAAAAGACAGCAGGAAGTGTACGGTTTGATCAGTTAAAAGCTTACGTAATTCTTAGTAGTTCCAACTGGTCCGATCTAAGCTTTACCGATTACATCAATGTTGGCCAATGGTTTGATGAAGATTCCACCGTTGAAGAAATAGATGCTTCCATTGAATCGGTTACGGAAGACGCAGATTATTGGTACGTAAAACTAAAGGGGAAATGGAGTGAGACAAATAAGTTGCCTCCACCCCTCTACATCAATCTCGGCGGAAATATCGGCGGCCTTAAAGCATTAAATGGCGAGGTTCTGGAAGATCGCGTTATCTCGCAAGATTCTGATTTTATTACCAGGGATAGCATTGATCCAACAACACAGAAACGTTATGGCTACGTTCAAGCGGTCCTGGTTGATGTCAACGAAGTTACCGGTGTTTTAACACTGAAAAAAGAGGGGTCTGTTGAGGCGACACCAGATAGAACCCTGGTAACTCCCGCAACCAGACCTCCGTCTGTCGGAAGATATTTCATCACGGGTGCCAGGTATGTTTGTACCTGCCAAGATTTTACGCGGCGTGAATACAGTTATATGCGTGATCTTGGCGCAGGAAACAAAAAAGCATTTCCAAGGACCACGGTCTCAAACGTCAAGCCGGGACGTTATGAGATCTTGCGGAGTTTAGGTATCGTTGATAACGCAGCCATGACAGACGCTGACGTTGAAAGGATCCTTGAAATCATTGTGCCGTCCCAAGATTTTGCATTACCTGGAACAGTGACAACCGAAAATATTGTTGATTTGAAAGCTGCGCGAGACAATCCGGGTGTGTATAGAGAATTCGGTGCTTTATATCTGCGTTCAACACAAAACCCTGGCTTGAGCGGATCCAGTCCAGAAGGCATGCCTTCTTACAACGATTACTCCGCCGTACAAAATGAGGTAACCAGTATTACCGACATTTGGAGTCCAATATTAGATGAGCTGCGTTACTGCAAACACATCTACGCCATGCGCTTCCAGGACGATGTGTTCCCACCCGAGCCATCCGATTTTCCTGTTGGCATCGGAAGTATGACATCTTGGGAGCAAGAGTTGGTGGACAAGACGGAAAAAGAACAGGAAAAAACAGCGAAAGAATTAGGAGAAAAAGCATTGATGTATATGGATGTTCCACCGTATAACTGTCAATCACAATCGATGCAGCCCATGCTCCAGCGTTTATTTAACGTGCCGTTGAGCTACATCAAGATTGATGGCTTTACCATGTACGATAAGAATGGAATTGAATATGTTCCTGCGGCAGGCGGCAGGCCTTCTGTTTAATTCTTCAGTTAAAATAAGTAGATATAGAAGGATAAAGTTGAATGCTGCTGCTGACTTCTACAACTGATGTAGTAAAAGTTGTTGCGTCTGCCAGCACTCAACTGGAAGTTCACGCGTCATATGTTGATAATGCTGCGGGGGTTGTAACTCCTGGGCGTCAAAATTCCACGATCACAACAAGTGGCACGTCCACAATCATTACGGCACCAGCAGCAGACGTACAAAGAAACGTCCGTACGTTATTTATCCGCAATGATCACGCCACACTTTCGAATACATTAAGTGTTGAGCATGATAATGGCACGGTTGTTTCTACCATTTGGTACGGAACCTTAGGTGCCAGAGAAGAGGTTGTTCTCAGTCAAGAAGGCACCTGGCACTCTTATGACCCACTTGGGTTAGAAAAGAATTACAACATGATTGGGGCAACAGGCCCCCAGGGTGATCCCGGCGGACCAACCGGTGTTACAGGCGCAACAGGCCCACAAGGAACCACAGGTCCAACAGGTCCTCAAGGTGTGACTGGCCCCACCGGTCCACAAGGTGTTACAGGTGTTACGGGACCACAAGGAACCACGGGTCCAACAGGTCCTCAAGGCACGACTGGTCCTACCGGTCCTCAGGGAACTACAGGTCCCACTGGCGCACAAGGTACGACTGGTCCCACAGGTCCACAAGGAACTACGGGTCCCACAGGTCCTCAGGGGACAACAGGTCCTACTGGACCCCAAGGCACAACTGGCCCCACTGGAGTTACCGGTCCTCAAGGCGCAACAGGTCTTCAGGGAACCACAGGTCCCACTGGTGCACAAGGCACAACTGGCCCCACTGGAGCTGATGGACCTACTGGTGTCACAGGTCCTCAGGGAACCACAGGTCCCACTGGTCCCCAAGGAACTACCGGTCCTACGGGAGTTACTGGTCCACAAGGTGCCACGGGTCCTACAGGCCCACAAGGAACCACTGGACCTACCGGAGTTGATGGCCCTACCGGAGTTACGGGACCAACTGGTCCACAAGGTACGACGGGTCCTACAGGTCCCCAGGGAACCACCGGACCTACCGGTCCTCAAGGTGCGACCGGACCTACGGGTCCACAGGGAACTACAGGTCCTACAGGCCCCCAAGGTACGACGGGTCCTACGGGAGTTGATGGCCCCACTGGAGTTACAGGCCCCTCAGGTGCTACTGGCCCCACTGGGCCGACCGGACCCACTGGCCCCACTGGACCCCAGGGACCAACTGGTGCAAACAGTGACATTCACGTTGTTATCGCCGCTATGATGTTCTAATGGCTGCTCCAAATCTTAAATCCCCTACGACAATTACGGGTAAGACAGCAAGATATGCTGTAACTGCTTCGCTTGCCGCTGCGTTGAGCAATTCAGCCGCAAGTAATAAAGTGCTGAAAATTAACAGTATTTTTTGCGCCAATGTGGATGGTGTCAACTCTGCTGATATCAGCATTTCCATTTACAACGGAACAACCGATTTTTATATCGCTAAAACAATTAACGTTCCAGCAGATGCGACGCAGATGCTGAGCACAAAAGAAACGTATTTCTACTTGGAAGAAGGTGATTCCATTCGTGCGTTGGCATCTGCCGCAAACGATTTGGAATTGATAATTGCATACGAGGAGATCAGCTAATGCGTTTGGGATTGATGGGTGGAACAGACAGTAAGCGCACATCTGGTGTGTATAAACCAGATGATGTTACTGAGTTGCAAGACGCCAAAAAATACATTAGTTGCTTTGGTTATGACGGTGTTTTCAATGCCTTGAGTAGTTCTGGTATTGAAGAAGGTTTTGATGTTAGCCGCGATGGTCGATACGTTTATGTTGCTGTACGTGGTACGCGAACTACTGCCACCATTTTTCAGTACGAATGCACAACGCCTTGGGATCTCTCAACCATTGTTTATTCCAGTAAGAGTTTGGTAGTCGGTGACTACGACCTTAACTGTAACGGAATTGCAATTAGCAATGACGGCACTCGTTTGTTTTTCACGGGGTACGGTGGAGATGCTGTATGGTCTTGCACGCTTTCTACGCCTTACGACCTAGCAACAGCAACGGTTGATGTTAAAAAGTTTTATGCAGGCACGCAAGATGCCACACCACGCACACCCTTCTTTGGTGACAGTGGCACCAAAATGTACATCATGGGTGGCACAAATGATACCGTATACCAGTACACATTAAGCACGGCTTGGGACGTAAGCACTGCTTCTTATGCCAATAAGAGTTTAAGCGTAACTACGCTAGACGCAACTCCGTTTGCTTTATTTTTTCGAGATAACGGAACAAAGCTGTATGTAATTGGCGGCACAAACGTCGTCATCCTTTCGTATACACTGTCTACCGCATGGGATATTTCAACTGCAACTGCAGATTATGTAGCAAAATCTTTCCTTGTATCAAGTCAGGCGACCATTCCCGTTGGCGTTGCTTTTGGTGACAGCGGCACCAAGATGTATGTTCTTGCTGGTGGATCAACAGCAACTGATACTGTTTTTCAATACACATTAAGCACAGCTTGGGATGTCACAACAGCTAGCTATGCAAGTAAAAGTGTAAGTGTCAACACTCAAGCAACTTTCTCTACAGATTTATTTTTCAAGGATGATGGCACCAAGATGTACATCTTGAATGATGCTAATGATACGATCTTTCAATACAGCTTGTCAACGGCATGGGATGTCTCGACTGCAACTTATGATACCGTTTCGTTTAGCGTAGCAGGCCAGGAAACTGCTCCCAATGGCTTATTCTTTGGTGACAGTGGCACCAAGATGTACGTCATTGGTACTACTGGCGATGACGTTAATCAATATGCGCTTTCTACAGCATGGGATATTTCAACTGCATCATTCGTGAGAGTTTCTGCTGCCATTGGCGATACAGTTCCGGCAGGGATTTTCTTTTCGTCTTCGGGCGACCGGATGTTTGTGGTTGGACAAACTGGAGATACCGTAAGAGTTTTTAGTTTAAGTACAGCATGGGATGTGTCTACAATTTCATTCCTTGGATATTATTTTGCAGGCGATGCAACACCTCAAGGGATAGTCTTCAAGGATGATGGCACGGAGATGTACATTGTTGGAGACACCGCAGATCGTATTCTCCAGTATTCTCTTACGACTGCCTGGGAACCACGTTCAGTTACGGGTCGATATTTGGTCTTTGAACAAGAAACTGTTCCTACCGCTTTATTCTTTAAGCCAGACGGCACCAAGATGTATGTTACTGGTACTACTGGCGATGATGTAAACGAATACGATCTAAGCACCGCTTGGAATGTTAGTACCGCATCTTTTGTGCGTGTATCTGCAACGATTGGTGATACAACCCCTGCAGGGTTGTGGTTCAAGGATGATGGCACCAGGATGTATGTCATCGGACAAGGTAGTGACACAGTTAGGGAGTTTTCACTATCTACAGCCTGGAACGTATCAACAATTTCATTTGTACAAGCATTATCTGTTGGATTTGAAACTGCTCCTCTCGGAGTGACCTTCAAGGATGACGGCACAGAACTTTATCTTGTTGGGTCTACAAACGATGTTGTATATGAAATCCAGCTTGGCACAGCTTGGAACATCAGCACGGCAAAAGGCTTTATTTATGTAAGTGGCACAGAACCAGCCCCGCGTGGCATTCACATTAATAATGATGGTACGTTATTGTTTCTTGCGGGCGACGCGGATAACATTCGCAAGTACACATTAAGCACTGCTTATGAACTGGGCACGGCTACACTTTCGCAAAGCCTTGCTTTAACTGGATCATTGGGTGTTCATGTTTTTGCAGATGGTTTACGCATTTATGCAACAACAGATTCCAGCAATACATCTCCCAATGGCGGTAGACAAGTGCGTCAAATCACCTTAACATCTCCCAATGATCTGACAACTGCCAGCACTAGCTCTGTTGAGTTAATTCCATTGTATGGTTTTACCGGCACTGCAACAACTCCTTGGGGCATCCGCGTTTCCCCTGATGGCACGCGTATGTTTGTGCTATCTGACGCCGTGCAGGGCCTGTATCAATTCTCATTGAGGTTTGCATGATGCTGTACTCCTACCGCACCTGTTGGCCCCAGGAATTACCGTTTCGTATTCGTTTAAGCGACGGTTTTACTCGCACAGATCCATCTACATTTACTGCTGAAGAAATTGCAGACGCTGGTTTTACTGGTCCATATACAGAACCTAATTATGATCCTGATACTGAAGTATTAAACTGGGATCCTAAAACTCTTTCTTTTTACATTACGCCTAAACCAGAAGATACTGGCAGCTTAAACGAAGATCCTGTACCATAGCAACAGCTTTGGTTATTTGTATGCGTCTTCACCTTGTGGGAATTTTCCACACACAAGCAACAGACGCATACTCTCACTGCGCCTTCACTGGGAAAGCTTTGCGGTTTCCCAAGATGATGGAGGCCAGAGGTTATCACGTCATTGAATACGCGAACGAAGGAAGTCAGGCCCAGGCAAGTGAGCATGTGACCATGCTTACAACACAAGAATTTAATTCGTTCTATGGCAAACGAAAGTCAACAGATTTCCACGGAGACGATGCCTGCATTGGCAGCCCCGGCCATCAGTTATTTGAAGAACGCTTGATTACCGAGCTTGGTAAACGACTGGAAAAAGAAGACATCATCTGCCATCCCTTTGGTCATGCACATCAAATTCTCACAGAAAAATTCCCCAATCATCACCATGTCGAGACGGGGATTGGATACCCAACCTTAATGCCGAACAGTTTTAAGATCTACGAATCTTACGCCTGGATGCATTATCACCAGGGCAAAGAAAACAGGCAAGGAAAAAACTACGAATGGGTTGTCCCCAATTACTTTGACATTGACGATTGGAATCCAAATTACACACCAGGATCTTACCTTGCTTTCCTTGGTCGCATCTGCAGTGCCAAGGGAATGGACACATTATTTGAAATTGCCAAATACAGTCCATGGCCTATTGTCATCCATGGACAAGGAGATCCAACACCCTGGAGCCACCCCAACATTGAATACCGTGGACCCATTACAGGCAAAGCACGCTCTAAGTTTTTACGCAACGCAAGAGCCGCGTTAATGCCAACAAATTTTACGGAACCTTTTGGTGGTAGTGGCGTCGAAGCAATGTTGTGTGGCACACCGTTAATCGCCGTTGATTACGGCGCGTTCACAGAAACGATTATTGACGGGGTCACTGGTTATCGCTGCCACACCCTGCAAGATTGGATTGACGCCATTGATAAAGTTGAAGATCTTAATCGTTATACCGTTGCAAAGATTGCACGATCCAGATACAGCCTGGAAGCCTGCGGCAAGAAATACGACACAATTTTCAAGAGTATCAACAATCTTTGGCGAAACGGATGGTATCAACTAGATTCCACAGACATTATCAATTACGATCAGATTGAAGAAGAGGAAGGGCCTTTTGCTAAACGTCTAGCGCATTGGATTAAAGATCAATTTGCTCCATATGATTTTGTATACGATCTTGGGTGCGGGCCAGGTACATACGTCAATGCTTTAAATAATATTGGCGTAGATGCTTTTGGTTATGACATTGACCCAAGAGTAGAAGATAAGCCAAATCTTATATGTGCTGATCTTTTAAAACTTAACCCAACAACGCAAGCAGAACTTGTGTTATGTCTTGAGACAGCAGAACATATAGACTCAATGCACAACAAGGATATTGTCAAAGCAATAGACAGGTGTTTAATGCATGGCGGCATGTTGATTTGGTCTGCTGCTCAACCAGGACAGGGAGGTGTTGGGCACATTAATTGTCAAACAAAAGAATATTGGCATAAACTATTTCAGAAAAAAGGATTCTCACGAAATTACGGAGTAGAAAAAAGTTTGGTTGAAGATATGCGCACAGGTTATCATATGGGCTGGTTTGTGCAAAACGTTATGGTATTTATTAAGAAC